ACGAGCAGGCAAAAATCAACATGACATCATTTACCGAGACGACAAAGCGACTCAAGCAAGGTTTAGTGGTCGCGCTCATGCTCGGGTTCCGTCCATTTATCAAGGTGCTCCAGATCCTCTGGCGTGGCGCTGTCAAGGCTCTACGTATCCTGGTCAAGTATCCCCGCGTAATCACGGCTATGATTGTAGCACTCGGCATAACCGTTGCGCTGTTCGCTGCTCTGGCTCTTGAGATTTCTATATTTACAGGCATCGCAACTGGCGCAACGACCGCGCTATGGGGTGCAGTGACAGCAACCTGGGCATTCAATGCGGCACTTCTCGCCAATCCCATCGGGCTTATTGTCGCCGGTGTTGTACTCCTGATTGCAACCGTCGCGATACTTGCGGCCAAATGGGACAGCTTAAGCGGAGTCATGAAAGGATTCTTGCTGACCTCTGGAATTGGCATCATGGTTGCAATTGCAGTCTTGATCCTGAAGCATTGGACCAAAATAGAAACCTTCTTCCGGGCATTCGTTGGCGGAGTTCTAAAGGAAATGAAGCCAGTCATTGACGAGCTGAAAGAAGCATTCATGGAACTGTCGGATCCATTCCGCGAAATCTTCGACGCCATCGGGACGCTGTTTGATGCGATCACAGGCGGCGGAGATGAGAGCCGGTTGACACTACTGAAGATCGCAACGGCAGCAGCATTCGCGGCCAAGTTCATCGCGGTCGCCCTCAAGGTGATGACTCTACCGCTGCGCGTTCTGATTGGATCGCTTCGCGTGGTCCTGAGTCTAATCAAGAAGGTCGGCGACGCTATCGCAAGCGCCCTGCCTGAGTCTGTTATCAATAAGCTCGGCGAACTATTCGCAAAGGATCAGAAACCGCTTGACGGCAAAATCGCAGTGCAGCGCGCGGCGAACTCAGCAGCCAGGGCAGAGGCTCTCAAGATCAGTCAATCTCAATCGTTGGATGTCAATATGAAAATCGATTCCCAGGGGCGACCGACCGTCGAGAAGGCCGAATCATCCGGCGGGCTTAACTTTACTGCACAAATGGGGCACATGGTCCCAGGCGGTGCATAGTGCCAGGCTGGAGAGAAGAAGTAAAAAAGCAGGCGTCATTTGGTGGAATACCTTTTACTGTTGACGCTGCATCGATCAAGTTTGGCCGCAAGCTCGAAGAGAAAAGCGCGGACGGTGGCGGGTTGTTCAGCGTTGCCTCATTCATGGAAGGTAGCAAGGAAGAAAAAGAGCTGAGTCAGAAACGGCCCGGCTATGTCGACAATGGAATACTAGGGCGAGAGGTGACACTGACCGCGAACTTCTCCGGGGAATTCTATAATCTTATTCGTGACCAGTTCATTGCAGCCGTAGAAGACGGAACGCCCAAAAAGCTTGTGCTCCCAACCTATGCCGTCATGCAGAATATGAAGGCCGAAATCGGCACCGTGACCTTCGACAACCGCAAGGGCGGATACGAGTCGGTAACTGTCCGGTTCTTCACTCAAGGCGAGGTGACCAGCCCGGCAGAAGTCCCAGCCACAAAGGCGGACGTCAAAGGCTCCGCATCTCAATCAAATGAGAGTGGCGCAACTAATTTTATCCAGAATCAGAGCGTTCCGACGAATGAATTTTCTTTCGATCAGGTCGTTGATGACGTCCAGAACTTTATCGACTCGGCGCTTGAATGGCTGTCCTCTGGTCCGGCCGCAAGCGACGACGCATACGACGACGCAGCTAAGGCACTCAACGAGATCGCCGATAACAAAGAAACTTTGGCAGCAGATCCGGCAGAGATGAATAATGCCTACTTCGACGCCCTAGATAGCCTGTCAGCCGCATTTACTGACGCTGAGTCAGCATTTGCCGCACAGCTTGGCATTGCTTCTACTTATGCAGGGAAGATCCAGGCAGTAACCGGCATCGGTGCGGCAGCCGTAGAGCGTCAGAGAAACCGCGTATCCCAGCTTGTGATGATTCAAAACTATTGCATTTCTAACGCCGCGTCCATTCTGTCGCTGCTCGACTTCGCTGTCGTGGAAGATGCGGCAACCGTCCGCGCCACGTTTACGGCAGCCGTTCGCAGCCTGCAGGATACAATCGGCACCTATGGCGGGTACCCGGAAACCTACCGCGACCTGATCCGGCTCAACGCATCCGTATTCAATGACCTGGTTCAGCGTTCGGCGGCGCTTCCGGTGTTGGAATCGCGAGATGTACTTTCAGACACTGGCGGCGCGCGCTACGCGTATCAAAAATATGGCGATGCTGACCGCATCACGGAAATACTACAGCGCAATGACGTGCGCCGCTCTCTGTTTGTCTCGGGAACCCTTGAACTCTTGAGTAGGTAATCGATGAGTATTGGAATTACGATTGGCGGAAAAAGATTCGCGGGCTTTGTCTCTGGAGAGATCCGGTCTTCTATCTCGACGCTTTCCGACTCCTTCATGCTTACCGGTGCGAATGTCTTCAAAAACTCAGGCGTAAAGGCTGGGGATGATTGCGTACTCGACGTTGCAGGGGTTCCGGTTATCACTGGATATATGGGTAATATGATGCCAGACACCGCGGGCAATATCACCATTGCTGGGCGCGACAAGACGGGAGATATGATCGACTGCACCCCAGGCGGCGCAACTACATTCATCAAGCAGTCAGTATTGAGCATCATCAAAGGCCTAGCCGCTCCATTCGGCATCGAGGCAGTAGGCGATGAAGGCCCGACCGTCTCGCAATTCATCGTCAATAATGACGAGACCGGCGAAAGTGCCATGTTGCGCATTGTGAGCAACTACGGAACAGTGGTCACGAGCGATCCGGACGGAAACCTCATCGTCAGCGATGGGAGCTTTACTAATCCAGGGGCAGCACTGCGCGAGGGGTTGAATATCAAGACGGCCCAGGGAATGTTTGACACGTCAAAAAGATTCTCAGCAGTGAAGGCCATCGGTCAGAACTACGCTAACCCGAACCTATCCGCGACTGAGACCGGCCAGGCAAAGCGGACGCGACCGTTTAGCTATTATTTATCAGGCGAAATCAACCAATCAGATTGCAGGCTGTCGGCTGCAAGGATCAGGGACTACACCGATGCCAGCGCCTGCACGGTCGTTGTCGTATCGACTGCCCTTGACTATTACCCGGCTGGAACTCTGGTCACATTGGAAGCGCCATCGCTTGGGGTCAATGCTGACATGTTGGTAGAGTCGGTAGTATTGAGGTTTGAAAAAAAGACAGCAGGTGTTACCTTTACACTGGTTCCTCCGAGCAAATACGGCGGCGACAAAATCGAATGCGAGTACCTGAAATGAGCCTGGCAAGTAAAATCAGAAACATCATAAGCATTGTAAAAAATGATGTATACCAGAATGGCAAGTGGAAAGTTTCCTTTTTGGGCTCACAGGCACCTACGCAGGTTCCGCACTTGCAGAACTTTGGTTTCAAGAGCCGCCCAGGATCAGGGAAGAATGCCGTAATGATTTCCCGCGATGGCAACCCGAACGCCGGTATCATCATTGCAATTGAAGACGACGAAGGCGCTCCAGGACTGGCCGAAGGTGAGGTCGCCGTATACAATTCACACGGCGCAGTTATCCACTTGAAGGCATCAGGCAATATTGAGATTGACGGCGGAGACGTCGTAATAAAAGGCGGAAACCTTGAAATTACTACAGGCGACGCAACGGCAAGCGGTGACGTGTCCGACAGCAATGCCACGACGCCGACTATGATTTCAATTCGCACCCTATTCAATGCACATACTCACCCGGTGAGTGGTGCGGTTACACTTATACCATCAACACAGATGTAATATGTCAGACTTTAGCTTTACAATCGACAATGACAAGGGCTTTGCTGATATGCAAATCTCAAACGGCGATTTCGTCGTCGGAGATGACCTGTTGACGGCAACGATCGTCTCTCTGTTCTCTGATCGCCGCGCCTCTGATGACGAGCTCAACGCCTACGCAATCGGCACCGTCAAGCCTGAATTGAATCGCGGCCTATGGATTGACACCTTCCGGGCTGGCATCCAGTACGGCTCTGGAATTTGGCTATTGCTGCGCGAGAAGAAGACAGTCGAGACCTTGAGCAGATTTGAAGGGTACTCAACCGAGGCACTGCAGTGGATGGTGAACGATGGCGTCGCAAAGACCGTCAGTGCGGTAGCATCATACATTGGCGAGGCAGTGCGCCTTATCGTTACCATCGAGCGCGAGAACGCGCAGAACGTTACGTCAACGTTTGATTTTGCATGGAATGAATTGACCGTAGGAGTATCATAATGCCAGAAGATAAATATGCTGTACCTGGAGTGATTGGCTCGATTGATCCTTCGAAAGCGTTTAGTGCGCCACCAGCGAAGGATTTTAGATTGCCACCGCCAGCCCCGACGTCCATTGGAGGAAATGATAACTTTGATGGGACGGGAGACAATAGTTCAAGCATAGACACTACACCGTTCATACAGCGCTTCGAAGAAGATGGTTCATCTGGTAGCCCGGTGGTTTCTATTACTGGCGAGAAGCTTCGAGTTGTAGCTAATTCAACGTCGGCCTCATGGGTTGAATACGCGGC